TGCCTCGGAAATGGTTGTTTGTGTCCCATCTTCTTTCAATTCTAACATACCTGGATTGAGCGTAACCAAACCCAATATAGAAGTGGTTAAACCAATCAAAACATATGTAATAATAGGAACACCATTATATGTTGCATAATTAAACATACTATATAATAATAATATTATATTTATCTATAAATATCGTTAGAACTAGTTACTTTCTTGGGAATACCCCCACCCAAATTCCTGGTTTTGCCTAATGCTTGTCTAGCATCGTTTGTATTATTTGTATTAGTGAACGACAAAGCACCCGAATTTAGAGTAAGTGAATTTTTACCGATTGCGTTTAACTTACGTCGATGGACTACATCGGAACTATCTCGTGACCCAAACCATTTTTTTTCTGCTTTGTTTGTGACTATTTCTGTGCTTTTACTGTATAACATTCTCCCCATAGCAAACGACGAATTATTATCGGATGACAGGTCCTTCAATGGCATGCCTTTTGGAACATTCGTTATTGCGTTATTTATTGTTTGTAATATAGGACCTCCTAATGTAGACATATTATTATATAGTAATGAAATATTTAAATTACTATATGATGCTCCTAAATGCTGTATCAAATATTAGAACCGCTAAAAAACAAAATAGAAACTAGAATCGCGGAGTAGCAAAACCATCGCGTTTCATGCGTCTATCATGCCATTTATTCTTTATATCCATAGAAACCCGCGTATGTTGATGCTTTTCATAACCTTCTGGACTATCATAAAAAAGCGTAAGTGGAGTTCGGTCTTCCGTCGCAAAATCAGCCATACGAACCTTGAAATATTTATATTCATCCTTTGTTCCTACCTTATCCTTTGTAAAGGTTCCATACACAGGGTCACGAATATTCGACCTAGGTGTATGTCTAGTAGAATATATAGTAATCTTCTTATTATAATAAGCTTTCCAATTTGCTTTGGGATCGCGACTTTTATCGGTATTGTTAGGTAGTCGCCTACGAATAACATATTTATCCTTTTCGAAAAATCTCTTATAATCATCTGCTTCTGCCTTCTCATCAGCAGTTAGATCATTATAATTAATACTTTCAGTTGAATTGTCTGAATCACTAACAGAATCGGTTTCAAAAAAATTTGACATTGAATGAATAGCTGGTTCTAGTTAACTAGGTATAATAGCATAGTAAGCATACTTTATATATATTTGTTAAATAATAAATATATAGGTAGTTATTGTGTATGTTACGTTATAAAAATAGAGATATATTATAAATACAATGGAAACAGGCACCAAAACTATAAGTAAAATAGATGACCCCCATTATAAAACACCATTAGAATTCGCAAAATGGCGTGTAAACGAATTAAAAAAACCACAACAATCGGGCATCATAAATGAAACAATAGATACTGTAATCCAACTAGTCAATGGGATTTTAGGACAATACAATAGAGATGGGGGAGATCGTGAATTTGACGGTATTTCTACTTCATCGTTATATCAATCTGATTGGTTCGTGAAAAAAATTGGTAACATAGGAAGAGTAATAGTACCATTCATAATATATGTCACTCTTATTGGAGTAACATTTGGAAGTGAATCCAACTATAATACATATCGCTTACTCGCATTATTACTTTTATATATAATATCTTATGCCGAACTTAAATACGTATGGTTTATGATTATATTTTTAGGGTCAATTACACTTGAAACAACGTGGTTACTAATAAAATAAAATCTTCAACGGTCTAAACTTGTTCATCTACACTATTGAAACGTTGGATTGCTTCAATACTTACAGTATCTTTCAAATTAATATCAATTTCTTCTTGTATAGGCGCGCGACCATTTATTCTATTAAATTCTATTACATAATTACGGATTATTTGTATTTCTTTATTAATCGTATCTTCTTTTAATTTTATATCATTCTGACGAATTTGTTCTATTCGTTGTTCCTTTAATTTCTCGGATTCTTCAAACTGACGAAATTTCATCAATTCATCCAACTTACTTTCATCTGCGTCTAACCTTTCTTTAAGCGAATATTCTACACTATCACTCATTTCAATATCATCAAAATCATTCAGAGTTGTTTGTTGGTCTATCTTCTTATACCAAGGATTTCGCGTAGCATTACAACTTATAATAGTACTACATATATCAGGCTTTCTTAATTCGTCGTATATTTCACGCGCTGCTGTGTTTGGTTTACCCTGGAATGTAGATTTGAAAAGATTAACAATATCGTCTTCTATTGGTGGACTGGTTTCCATTAAACGGTCATATTCGTTTCTACATAATTTTGTAAACTGCCCTGCATCCGTTCTCTCAGACGGGTCTTTCGATAGCTCTATTTTAATATTACGAGCGAATTTATCCCAAGCAATAGACGCTACTCTATACGCTTCATTCAATTCACCTATTTTCAAATACTGTTGAACCGTAGTGAGAATACCTATAAAGATATTAATAGAACCAATAATCGCAGGTGCATATGCTTGAAGGGTTAGAGGTAAACTTGACTGGGCGAAAGACGCTGTCCCCGTTATAGTAGATAATGTAATAGCGGGTAATGTAAACCGAGCACTTAGTCTACGATATTTTGCATGTGATTTCGCACTCAACCATTTATATACTTTCGCAACATCGCACCATTCTACAAGAATTTCTTCGTTTTCTGGCGACCAGTTAATATGTTTATCTTTGGTTTTTTTTTCGCCAGAATTATCATCACTTGATGTTTTGAATTGGCTTTTACTAGAACCACTTTCAGATGGAGGTGAAGGGGCGGGACTATTTTTCTTATCCATTGTTATTATATATATATATATATTATCAAAGAAATAAAATCACTTACCACCAATTTTACAAGTTACTAACAAATAAATTATGTTAATTGTTGTATTATATCATCATTATTATCGCTTATTTGTTTGACGTCAATTTCATCGATACTCTTAATTTCATCAACTTTTGTTTCATCAATACTCTTAATTTCATCGATACTCTTAATTTCATCAACCTTAATTTCATCGATACTCTTTATTTCATCACTCTTAATTTCATCGATACTCTTTATTTCATCGATACTCTTAATTTCATCGACCTTAATTTCATCGATACTCTTAATTTCATCGATACTCTTAATTTCATCGACCTTAATTTCATCGATACTCTTAATTTCATCGACCTTAATTTCATCGATACTCTTTATTTCATCAACTTTTATTTCATCGATACTCTTTATTTCATCAACTTTTATTTCATTTGTTTTACTGTTTTTTAAACTATCCAATAACGTACCATTATTAAATTTTTGTCTAATCAGATTAAACTTCGATATAGATTCTGTTTTAACATTTTTATGGTTTACTAGTATTTCGCGATCGATATCCGAATCGAATTTATCCATATTTCCTAGTATTTTGTCTAGATAACCATTATGCGAAGAGTGATAAAATTGTAAATAACTATTATATAGATTTATCTGTTCGTATAACAGACGATTCTCGTAACCTAAAGTATCTAAAAAACTAGTAATAGAAAACCCAACATTACACGCTTCGTCGTGAGAATGTAAGCGACCTTTTTTATTATTGTAATGTGTTGAAAGTTGTTTTAATATTACTAAAATGTTGGAATGTAATACAGTTAAATCTTCTGTTTTATATTCAATACTAGTATCAATGTCTTTATACGACGGTATAGTTTTCATAGACCCATCTATTTCGAACGCGTTATTTTTACAACTTTCCAATATTCCTATATAAAATTTATAATAATCACCATACATACGATTCAATACGGTTTTATTAACATTATCGTAATGTTCTAGTTCCAATAAAAGAATTTTATATTGGAAAAAGAACGAATCTAAACAATATATAAATATTTTCTTATTATTGTTTTGAATAAGAGAAGTATATGTGGATTTCATAGTAGCAAGTTTCGTTTCGAGCGTCTTATACTTTTCTTTTATTTTGTTACGTTTGTTTATTATTTCAAAAAACTCATTTGATAATATATTATAATCAAATACCACCATTATATACATTGTATAATATTATTATTATTACAAATTTTTGTATCTATTGGTTCAAACCGTAAAATATTAAAGAAAAATAAATATATAAACAATACACCGTATTTTTTGTATTAAAATGAATGAATTACCTGACAGTTTTAAGAGCACTATAAGAGATTTACTAAAAGATTTGAACAATACATACCCTGAATATAAGGACAAATGGTCTATTTGGGTAAATTGTGCCGATTCCGATTTAAAAGAGTTACACGATTATATGGTGACGGTTTTCCCGGAACGTTTTTTTGATATTTTATATCAAAACGCAGATATTTTTAATAAAGACGATACTACCAATGTTATGTTTTTACCAGATGTGGATTTCAGACTGTTATTTAATTGTGAAGGAATTAGTGAGAATACAAAAAAAATACTATGGAAGTATTTACAATTACTATTGTTCGTAACAGTGGGTTCAATCGAAGATAAAAGTAAATTCGGTGATACAGCAAACATTTTCGAAGGGATGGATGATAATATATTACAGGAAAAACTCAAGGAAACTATGGATGGTCTCACTGGTTTTTTTAATGATGTTGATATCGGCAATTCTGATGTCTCTGGTGGAGAATTTTGTTTTGATGCGAGCGATAATGCAATGCCGGATGTGGAAGGGATTCATGAACATTTGAAGGGAATTTTTGACGGAAAAATTGGTAAATTGGCAAAGGAATTAGCAGAAGAGATATCAATTGATTTCGAGGATATGATGAAGAGCGACACGAAAAATGTATCACAACAAGATATTATGAAAAAATTAATGAAGAACCCAAAACAAATGATGGATATGGTAAAAAAGGTGAGTGGTAAACTCCAGACGAAAATGGATAGTGGTGAAATATCGAAAGACGACTTAATGAAAGAAGCGGGGGAAATATTAAACAAGATGAAGGACCTAGGTGGGTCAAAGGAAGTAAATGAAATGTTTAAGCAATTTGCAGGGGGTATGGGATTGGGAAAAAATGCGAAGATAGATATCAATGCGCTAAAACGAATGACCACCCAAGAATCTACACGAGATAGATTACGTAAAAAGGCCGAAGAAAACAAATCATCTAATATAAAGCGTGACCCAGTTACAGGCAAACTCGTATTCTCTACGTCAGACGGAATAAAACAAGAGCGTAGTTCAGTAGACCAATTGCGAATAGAAGACGAGTTAATATCTTCGTTTGGTGATACGAAACCGAGACAAACCACCGGTAAAAATGGCAAAGGTAAAAATGGTAAAGGTAAAAAAGGCAAAGGAAAAAAATAACTGGATATTATATAATGGGGCTACTTAAATTTATAAATATACCTGTATTTCTTGTTAGTTTAGCATTTGGTATTTTTGCAGTATATATTACATCACCCAATACCCGAAAGATTATAGTTTATCCTACACACGAAAACGTAAATTCAATCCAATATCGCGATAAAGCAAACAATTGTTTTTCGTTAGAGGAACGATATGTAAAATGCCCTAGTGATACGAATAAAATATCGAAAATACCTGTTCAATCATAATACGAGTTTAATTTTTATTGTTACTATAATATATATGAACATTCAGAGATTAGTTAATACAAAAATGGGTCGCGTTTTTATATCCATATTGTTAGGTATCGGTTTAGCTGCATTATTCCGACGCACTTGTACTGATAAAAATTGTATAGTATTCAATGGTCCTATTATTAAAGAGTTCGATGATAAAATTTATAAACAAGATGGTAAATGTTATAAATACACTGCTACTTCGTCTAAATGTAACACAGAGACAAAGAAAGTACTAGATATGACGGTAGATGAACAATTTGAAGGTGCACCCCAAACAAGCACGGGATTATCATTTTTAGGGAATAGTAATTAAATCTATTTTATGTATTCGTTATTACATTATTATTTTGATAATGTGATATATTATAATTATGTCTGAACACACTACTCGTATTGACCAATTACCTGATAATGTTACAATGCAAATTGGCGATGGTAATTACGCACCTATGAATATTCATCCTAATCCATTCGGTAATGAATTACAACCGCATAATTCTCCCATGCCTGAAATGAGTCCACTTAAAAACAATAGAAATAATGGTTTGACGAACGAAGATATGGAATTGATAAGTAATACACCTCGTATTCGTATACCCTCTCGTGATTTACCGATGATAGAAGAGGAGTATCTACACGACGAAGAAATTATAACTAATTATATACCGAAGGTAAGATTTAAAGATGATTATGTAAGGGATTATGAGGAAATTACAACGGAAAAAATTCTTCAACGAGGAGAAAAAAAACGTAATGAAAGTATGGTAGACCGCATTTTATCAGATCTGCAGGTTCCACTATTAATTACAATATTATTCTTTTTATTCCAAATGCCATCGGTTAATACAATATTCTTTAAACGATTTGCTTTTTTGTCGATATATAACAGTGATGGAAATATTAATTTCTTCGGCATTGCATTAAAGAGCGTTATTTTCGGTGGACTGTTTTACACTCTACAGAAGACGGTGAATGTATTGGTAGACATCTAAGTTTAGTATAAGATATCACATTTTTAAACGGTGCTCTGTATATGCACTCATATACACAATCACAATTTGTATTTGGTGATTTTTTTATATAACACATAGGTTTTACTATGAATTTATTTACTGTTCTAATGAATGAAATAATATACATCGTATGTTTACTGATAATATAAACCTTTGGAAATATTATCAATTTTTTTACTATAATCGGTATTTATCCAATATAAACTCATTGCTCATTTTGGAACTCTGTCTTACTTTCTTAGTATTATTTTTATTATATATCTTACGTTTAGTCTTGTTTTGTGTTTTTTTCTCTCTTTCTGGATTATACCTAAGAAACCATTCTTTATATTCTCGTGAATTTCGCTTGAATTTAAGTTCTTCAAATTTTGCGGTTTTTTCTGCGAGAATTGTTTCCATAGTTTCTTGTTTTCCCTGACACTTTAAACTGAACCGTCGGAGAACCCCGTTCTGAGCCAATCTGTTTTTCTGTTCTACATCGAATAAATATTTAGACATGCATAAAATACGGTCTTTATAATGATACGGTTCGTTCGAATAATAAAAAGCCAAGTAAAAACTCAGCATAGTATCAATTGTCGCGATATTAATTTTTTTACCATCAACATATATTGAATTATAATTATGACACGCGATTGGTTTATATAAAAATGCCAAGGTTTCATTACCAGATGATATTTCAACACGCATAGGTATAATTTCACCAATTGCTGGTCTTATTTTCGTCCTGATATCAGTATATCCATTTGAACGTAACTGCTCTTTTAATATCGTAGCAGTCAATTCGGGTTCATCTGTTATAACATCAAAATCAGGTATTTTTTCAATCTGGTTCTTATCATCATTTTTCATATGTTTAGAATATAACTTAGCTGCATATCCACCGAAAAAAACGACATCCTGATCAATTAAAGCATCGCGTATGATATAATATAATTTTTCGGAATCTAATTCAACACTCTCAATTTTACGCTGGAAATCAACAGTATTACAGTTTTTTTTTGTTTTCAATGGATAATATTTATTCAATAATACTAGGCGTTTGAGGACCTTTTCCCACCTCGACGTATCGCCCGCTGGTCTAGATAATTCCAAATACATCGCCATTCTAAGAAAATTGGGTGGAGCGTAACTTATACCAGAAATAATTATCTCTTCCTTTTTTATTTGTTTAAATATTACCGGATTTAGGTATGTAATATCAGCAACCGCTATATAATTCACAAAGACCTTGTATGTACCGTAATGAATACCGGCCTTTGCCTCTACATTTGTAAATCCATTCTTATAATAGATATCCGCTAATTCTACAGCATCTTCCATAGCATTCATTGAATAAAAATCATAATCTGGAATTTCACTACCAAAATTATAAAATTGAGCATTTTTAGGAAGTATGTTATTAATCGCAGTTCCACCATAACAAATAAGCGGTTTATCTCTTAAAAAGTTTTCAACAACCTTTATAATACGCTTTACATCATCATTCTCTATTAATCGCTGACCCTTGACTCTATCGCCTTCATCAATAGCATTACGTAGAATAGCCAATTCACATTCTTGAAACGTCATATTGTCACCACATAGGTTAGAACCAAATCTATTTTTATTTTTGCTTTTATTTTTATTTTTACTTTTGTTTATCATATTGAATTATATGTATATACAATTCAATTAGAAATTATATTAGTATTGTTTTTCATTGTAAATCACTTATATACTTTAACGCTTCACTCATGGGTATAAACGCAGATTCAAAATGCGTAAACATTTTTAAATATTCTGGTTTATTTTCTAAATTAGAAACCTGTAATACTTGAACGTTACGCCTTTGTATATTATTTATAATCATATTTTGTTCGTTAGTTGTTGTATTTGGAACATTAGTTATTTTCATTAAAGTTAAAGGTAATGTAGGGTCATTATTGTTTTTACTATATAAAACATTATAGAAGTTATCATCTTCTCCCTGGTCGCCTTCACGCACTTCTATATTAACATGACCGTCTTCCGTAGACATACTTAATTTGGATTTATTATAATCGTCGTTCGCGTATTGACTTCTAGTTAATACAAATACAATTTTATCTTCTAATTCACCTAATAAAGTATCACCTGTAACACACCTTTCACATTGAACTGTCTTTGTTAGTCCTTTTTCTGCACCGATGGACATTTCATTCATTCTTTTACCGATAGACGTTATGCTATCAGAATACGATGAATTTTTATTTTTTAATTTACCAATGTCACCTTGTAATGTTACATTTTGTAAACGCAATAATGCTTCACTATTTCTTAATTTATCGAACTCTCTCTGAACGGACGGAATTGCGCCGGGTACTGGTTCAGTTTCTTGATTCTTAATTAGTTCCATCTTTTGATTCTCCTTTTCCGCATCACTGCTTATCGCAGACGCGTCTTGTGTCATCTTTTCCAATGTAGCGTCTGTTCCTTTATCACTTTCTTTCTCTAATAACGCTTGTTTCTTTTTCTCTTCTGATAATTTTTTATTCATATACTCATACTCTTTTTCCAATTCTCTTCGTTTATCTATATCGTTCGTCTCATTAAGTTTATTTTTGATATCTATTAGATTTTTATTGATTTCATCTATTTTGATTTGTTGTGCCTGTAACTTCTCATATATATCTTCATTTTCCATTCCTTCCCTTATATTCCAGTTATTACCTCGGTATGCTAGTTCAAGTGGTGTTAGATTTTCATATAACTCGTTCTTGGTTCCTAAAATAGTATCAGTATTCTTGAACGGTTCTTGTTTTAACGAATCAATACTCTTCTCTGTTTCTGTCTTAAAAACATTTATAATTTTCATAACTGAGTCTTTAGTATCACTTAGTAAAGTTTTTACCTTACCTGGTTTATTATACAACTCATTTGTGTTAAATGTTTCTTTAATAAATTTATGTATATTATTATAAAAGGGTTCGGACCCACCAGATGATACACGAATATTTATAAACAGAGGCATATTGGGGTTCTGACCCAGTTTTCTAGATGTTTTACACACATTTAGTACCTTGTCAAACTGGATCGTGTCGGATACGAATGGAACACCATCCTTATCGGTGATATTGAAATCCAACCATCTCACTCCTTTTCTGATAAGTTTATCGATATTTTCAGTAGATGCATTACCGTTTAATACAACAGAATCGGATGAAGCCATTATGCATAAATTTTTCAATGGTTCTTTCAATATTATATCAGATGTATTTTTTATATCGTTCATTACCAAACCCTCTCGTTGTAATTGAGTTCTCTCGCTTAAAAGTTTATAAACAACTATTGTTGTTATTATTATAACAATTATGATTACTATTTTTATTATAATGTTTGTCATATATTAGTATACTATAAAGTAATATAAATTATTCTCCTATTACATATATAATCAACTATGGCTGGTGGGTTACTAAATTTAATAGCAGAAGGCACCCATAATATAATATTGACCGGAGAACCAACCAAAACATTTTTCAAAGTCACTTATTCTAAATATACAAATTTCGGACTACAAAAATTTAGACTTGATTATGATGGTATGCGCGAACTAAGAACGAGCACAGACTCTACGTTTAAATTTAAGATTAAACGCTACGGTGATTTACTTATGGATACTTACTTAGTGGTAAATCTACCTGATATATGGAGTCCGTTTTATAATCCTTCTTCACCATATAAAGACGAAAATGGAATATATACCGACTGGCAGAATACAGACGGTCGCTGGGCGCCATATGATTTTAAATGGATTGAGAATATCGGTACGCATATGATAAAAGAAGTTGAAATCACTTGTGGTTCTTTCACACTACAGAAATATACAGGTGAGTATTTAGCAGCAATGGTTGAACGCGATTTCAATAGCGAAAAGAAGAAACTATTTAACGAAATGAGCGGAAATCTAAAAGAACTTAATGACCCGGCATTTTCAACAGGACGTATTAACACATACCCTTCTGCTTTTTATACACCTAATACTATAGGTTCCGAACCGTCTATACGCGGTAGACCTATTTATATACCCATTAATACTTGGTTTACACTGGATAGTAAATGTGCATTTCCACTAGTTTCATTACAATATAGCGAATTGGAAATATCAATTACATTAAGACCCATTAAAGAGTTATTTGTTGTTCGTGATGTATTTGATGCTGTGAATGAATTTCCGTATGTTGCGCCAGATTTCAATGAAGACCGCTTTCAGATGTATAGATTTCTACAAACACCACCACATCCTATAATCAGTAGTGAAAAATATGACACGAAGATTAATACTTGGAACGCAGATATTCACATGATATCAACATACGGATTTCTATCAAAAGACGAGGCACAATTATTCGCAATGAAAGAGCAAATGTACCTCGTTAAGGATGTTTTTCGTTATGATTTCCAAAATGTTACTGGTTCAAAGAAATTAAAATTGACGTCATCCGGTATGGTCGCCAACTGGATGTTTTATTTACAGCGTAATGATGTAAATATGCGTAATCAATGGTCAAATTACACAAATTGGCCGTATGGCCGACCCCCCATTGCGATTGATAATGCGATTTTAGACATTTCTGGTAATAATTATTTCCCTCAATCCTTCCGTGATGAACTTTTCGGGATTGGTGTTACTACTGGACCCAGACAAGACCCGAAATCAGATAAAAACACGGGTTTTTTTATGACGGGGGATTTCAGTGTAGAAAATCATAAACATATTTTACAAACAATGGGTATCTTATTGGACGGAGAATATCGGGAAAATACCATGACACGAGGTGTATATGATTATATAGAAAAGTATGTCCGTACGAAAGGATACGCAAAAGAAGGATTATACTGTTATAATTTCTGTCTGAATACCGACCCATTTGAATATCAACCATCCGGTGCTATTAATATGAGTAAGTTTAAATCAATTGAACTGGAAATCACAACACATGCACCTGCTTTTAGTGACGCCAGTGATTTCAAAACTATTTGTGATGAGGATGGTAATATTATCGGAACAAATAAATCCAGTTGGAGACTATTTGATTATAATTATAACTTGACATTGTTTGAAGAACGGTATAATGTTCTATCTTTTGTTTCTGGTCAATGCGGAATGATGAATGCGAGATAATTATTTAGTGTATTCGCCATTTACTATATATTATATTATCAATATATAGTAACTCAATAATATGTCCTCTACGGATACAAAATGGAAAAATAAATTCAAAAGTGTAAGTAATAAAGAAGGTTTGGATAATAAAGAAGGTTTGGATAATAAAGAAGGGAAGACACAGATAAGCCGAGGTGAAAAGGATGAAGCACAAAACAAAATGCTAGATGAATTAAAAGAGCAGCTTAGAACAATACAAAATCAACGCAATGGTTTCACAAAATTACCACATTTAACTGATATTAAAGATGATACAGATGATACAGATGATACAGATGATACAGATGATACAGATGATAAAGATGGTTTCAAAGAAGGAAGAAGAGGAGGAGGAGGAAGAGGAATAGGAAGAGGAAGTTCAAAGTTAAAGAATGCAACTACCGACGTGTTATTTGTAAAAGATAAAAAAAACCTTAGTACCAAACAAAAAAATTTTATCGAACGGTTCACTGATTTTTACTCGAAAGCACATTGGCGTTTAGGTACATCCTATTTTGTGTTTTTAATTGCTTATTTACAGTTATATCATCTAAATTTCAAGGAAGATATTAAGTCAAACTTTCCTGATGATTATAAAGAAGAAAATTCAAACAATCCAAAAACCCCGGATGGATCTTCTAGTGGCGGTACTTTTAGTGTTTCTCCTTTCTCTAATCAAAATGAATCTACGTCAGCACCTGCACCTGTTTCTACTGAATTACCTCGTGAATGGGGTGCGATAACCGCAAACATACTGGATTCTCTAACAAAAACAATTGGTGTTTCCGTTTGGAAGGAGGAATATATAGATATTAAACATAATTTATTCTTAAAAAATATGAACTTTATCGCGCGATTTGGAATGAAATATCTATTTATCCCCACACAAGTTATTGTAGCCATCACTCAAAATTTAATACCCAATTTAAATTTATTAATCAGTAAAAATGTATTCCCATTAATTTTCGTATTATCGTTTGTCTCCATCTTTGGTATGACTTATATTGGGTCCGTAGATGTTTTAAAGAAAGAACGCGAAAAGGATATGAATAGAAAGCAAACAGACTTTGTTAATGCATTAAAAACATACTATTCTCTTATACCGATTACTTATTTTGTATTGGTCTTGATTATTATATTGATAGCACACGGTCTAGATTTTACTAGAGAAATGGGAGACGGTTCGTATTTTCAGTTCGGTGTAATGGCGGCTGTCGCGAAATTTTTGATTACAATATTTTCTATAAGCATGAGTGTTGTATTATCTGGATTTTCTGCTATACCGATCGGGTTGTTTGCACTAATGTGGATTTTGTTTCCCGAGGGGATAGGGTTTCCTCCTGGGAAATGGCGTGGGTTAAGTTTTACCAAGTGGAGTAACGCGATTAGAGATAATTATTGGCTACCCGAATGGGATACTTGTGAAACGTCCGAAACAAAACAGTGGGCACGATATATTTTGTATAAATTATGGAATAATAAAATATTAATCTCTTTTTTCATTGTTGCTGATATTTTCGCTAAATTATGGTATGGTAATGGTGACTTACAAATGGGAAAAGAGGCATTGGAAGACGAACCGTGGTATGTACATATTATTCGTATTGGTATTCCAATTACATTATTGTTAGTTATGATGGGTCAACCAGCAACGAGAGAAAGAGGCATACTTAATTATTTGATATCATTTTTTAAGTACTGGCCGAAACCAGTAGGAATGGTAATAATGTCAGCATTTGGTGCAATAATATTAGCAATAATATCAGCAATATTAGCAGCAAAAGCAAAAGCAGCCGTAGAAAAAGCAGTAGAAAAAGCAGTAGAAAAAGCACAAGCATAATGAAACAAATCTTTACACATTTGCACATTCTTAGAACTTGTAAAACGCCGACCCGAAGGGTCTAGCGTCTTTGAATGTGCAATGGTTTATAATAAACTAAAACTGAACAATTACTATAATTAAAAAATCATTTAGAATTTATACAATACAATTTCTAAATGGGGAAAAAGAGTAAAGTAAAAAAAGTATTACCATTTGTATCTATTTGCACTCCCACTTTCAATCGTCGTCCATTCATTCAGACTATGTTTGAGTGTTTCAAAAATCAAACTTATCCCAAAAATAGAATGGAATGGATTATAATTGATGATGGAACCGATAAAATTAAAGATTTAATCGACGCAGCAAATATCCCCCAAATAAAATATTTTCCATACGATACCAAGATGACGCTCGGTAAAAAACGTAATATAATGCACGATAAAACAATGGGTGATATTCTAGTATATATGGATGATGATGATTATTATCCACCAGAGCGTGTTGAACACGCAGTTTCAATGTTATCCAAGAGTAAGGCTATTTGCGCAGGTGCCAGTGAATTGTATGTATATTTTAACGACATCAAACAAATGTGGCAGTGTGGACCGTATGGTCCCAATCACGCAACAGCTGGAACTTTTGCATTTAAGCGAGAACTGTTGAGTAAAAGTAGATATAATGAAACTGCGTGTCTAGCAGAGGAGCGCGAATTTCTACACGGGTATACTATACCATTCGTTCAATTAGAACCGTGTAAGACAATCTTGGTTTTCTCACACGAACATAATACATTTGATAAACGCAAACTACTTAAAAACCCACATCCGGATTATATGAAACAATCCGATAAAACGGTTGAACAATTTATCCGAAAGGATTATGAGGAACGGATTAAGCAATTTTTCACTAAAGATATGGATATCGTCTTGAAGGATTATAAAGAAGGAGAACCAACGAATAAACCAGATGTATTACAACAGACTAAGGAAATAGAAGAAAAACGTAATAAAATGGAAGCGGAACATAACGCACAACAACAAGATAATGGACCAATTACTTTACAGGAACCAGGAAAACCACCAGTAGTATTAAAAAGCAGTGATGTAATTAAGTTGATAAATGGACTAAGGGAACAATTAAAAGCAATAACTATAAAACATAATGAATTACTCGAAATCAACGGACTAATGCAGAATAAGATAATTTCTATGAAGAAAGAACACGATACAGAAATACAGAAATTAAAGGTAAATCACGAAGGCTTAGTGGATAAATTATAATTTCGTTCAATAATTATACAGTATAATTATTGAAATTATTCATCTGTGTCATTTGTATCGTTTTTTTCATTTTTATCGATATATCGGTAAATTCGCCTCACGTCTAATTTTGATATATCTAAATCACTAAACAATGTATTTATTTCATTATCATTAAATTCCCAATATTCATCACAGTTTATATATCTCATTTTTTCTAAAAACGAAAATAAATCGCGACGGTCTAAATCTAATTTTTGGCACATAGTAAATATAAATTGCTGATTATTATATTCGGTTGAATATTTTGTGAGAACTTTTGTAAATCTAACTTCGGATGGTTTAAATTTATTTTGAGTATTTGGTATACTTTCATGGTAAATGTTGTTACTACGAAATGTTTTATTCATTGAACTCATTTCATTAAATTGCCATATTTGATGCTGGAATGTTATACGGTCCATATAATCTGAAAAACAAAAATTGTCCAGGATTTTCAAATATATTGGTATGGATTTTTCACTAGTGCTTTTGTTTAACATATCTATTATATTTTCATGCCATAGTAATGCAACAATTGTTCTATCGGTTTCGTTCATGAAATTATTATGTTTATCTAGAGGAACTTTATTATTTATCAGTTGTTTCGTTATTTGTTTCGAGTCTTCATTATAATATTTTGTGTGTAATATATCATTCATAGTTTCGTCATCCAATGTTCCATTATTCGCAACGCATAATTTTTTTATAAATTCAAGCTTCCTTAAATCACCTTGAATGTATTTTAATACCTTATCTATAATACTTGGTTTTAGTAAATCCGGTGGTATAGTTGATTGTATTATATTCTTCATCTCTTCGTTTGTTCCGGTTTTTAACTCGAATGAATTACATACTTTCATTAGTTCTTTCATTTTTTTATCAGAATAATAATTTCCAATACATATAATCGGATTTAACGTTACATTTTCTAATTTTTGTTTTTTCGTCTTCTTTTGACGTATTAATTTTATCAATGCCGTTATACCCCCTTTATCACCACTATTCATACCATCAATTTCATCCATGACGATTGCGATCTTTGTCTCTTTTTTGTACATCATGTCCAAGACGTTTCGTGTAGAAACATTATTACTAGTTATTGTATCAATTAATGAACGATTTCTTATATCCCCTGCGTCGTATTTAATAACATCATAATCAAGGTCTTTTAATATCTTCATCACGAATTGTGTTTTACCTGTTCCCGGTGCACCATATATATAAAACCCCTTTTTAAACGTCGCCTCGTAACATTTTTCCTGAAATGTATTCAATATATTTTTTATTTTACTTTCTGTATCATTTCTATTTAATAATTTATTAATATTTTCCATATAGATTACTATAATGAAAATATTTATATCTATATACATTTGTTTCTAATTATCTATCTGAAAGAACTAAAATCAGCAGTTAGAGGCAAGTAGTTAGAACCACTGCGTTTCGTTAATAATCCGTTATACGTATAAGGGTCCATTCCGCCTGGCTTGTCCCCTTGACCACGCACATATTTCCTAGTTTGTAAGTCACCGTTACTTCCTGAAGCGTATCCTCCAGCATTGGCATATTGTGCATTTTTAATTAGATCTGCGGTTCCACCAACTACATCCTTTCCTAATCCCACAGCTCCTGATACAACCTCCCTTCCCAAACCTACCGCACCGACGGCTGCCGATTTCGCACCGGACGCAGCATCTTTTCCCAATCCAATAGCACCAGATGTCACTTCTTTACCCAATCCAATAGCGCCAGATGTCACTTCTTTACCCAATCCTACAGCGCCAGATGTTGCTTCCTTTCCTAGTCCTACAGCGCCAGATACAGCATCTTTTCCCAAACCAGCAGCGCCAGATGCAGCATCTTTTCCCAAACCAGCAGCGCCAGCAGCGGCAGCGGAACCTACAATCGCACCTGTAACCGCCAACCCGGCACCAGTATCAATTGCTTGTGCCGCCAATCCACTTGTTTTATCGATTATATTATTTGCGATACCACCAGTTGTTCCCACTATACCACCACCACTACTACCTTGATTATGTCCATTTCCGCAATTTGTGCATTTACCATCACCGCTACAACTTGGGCATGCCATAGGCACATAATCCGTCTTCAACATATAATCCTGAGACATTGGTTGAGAACCACCCGAACCACCATCGGCGTTCCAATAATGGAACCACTTCCAATACTCGGACATCGCTGAATCCGTTAGATCAGTCTCCTTTGTTTCCTCCTCCTTTGTTTCATCTGATGTAGTGGTTTGTTGTTCAGGAGGAGTTACGGGTTGTTCTAATTTTGTTCCGCTATACCTCAATGATCCGAGTAATTTGTATTTATTCTTTGCACCATTACCAACATTTGTTAGTATAATAATAACAGTATCATCCGAGTGTGTCATCATTATAACCTGTGCGGAATTATCTGCGTTGTTTAATGTCTTTACTACTAGATTTTCGGGATTAGCACCCGCTGTGTATTCATTCGCGTTAAATGTTGTAAGTTTTTGTGTTCCTGTGCGGTCAAATATATCCCAAGTTACTTTTCCATCCATCGTAGTAAATCCCTCAAATTCTTCCTTCAATAAACGGTTATTAAATAGTGTGAATCTCTCCAAATTTTCTTTCAATAAACTGCTATTTAATAGTGTAAATCCACCAATATCAGTAGTTCCAGTAGTTCCAGTAGTTCCAGTAGTTCCAGTAGTTCCAGTAGTTCCGGTAGTTCCAGTAGTTCCAGTAGTTCCAGTAGTTCCGGTAGTTCCAGTAGTTCCGGTAGTTCCAGTAGTTCCAGTAGTTCCAGTAGTTCCAGTAGTTCCAGTAGTTCCAGTAGTTCCAGTAGTTCCAGTAGTTCCAGTAGTTCCAGTAGTTCCAGTAGTTCCAGTAGTTCCAGTAGTAGTAATTATAATCTTTTGTATTAATAGTTGGTTACTCGCATCATAATACAAACCGTCAATCAATTTCATCGCGGTAACCGATATTCCCGATATATCGTAATTCTCACTATTCAAAGAAACAGATGGTCCGGCACCTGTATTGACCGCGACCCCAGACACATCAACCGTTGGTTTTGATTCCAACTTTAATAATCTACCAGAATCAAACGCATAACTACTACCATGTTTATTATTGGATAAGTCCATTGAATGTATGAATGTTTTTGTGCCTATGCTTATATAGAATAACTGTTCGTCATCCCCCTCTTCATATAGAGAAAACGCAGGATATGTGCTACCTTTATGAACCTCGTCGTTTTTTACCGATATAACGGTTTCAAGATCACTCTTAATAAATTTCCTCTTATTACCCGCACGGTCAATAACCGACATAGTCTGGTCATAATCTCGTATAATATTTCCTGTATTCGTATCAATAAAATTTTTATTAGATACACCAAAATTAACCAAAATCTTGGAGGCGTCGGGGTAATATTTTAATACATCACTATCACTCGCAGGAGCACCACCGAAACCTTCAATCGACGCATTATTATACCAAAGCATAGAAATGACTAATACTATTATAATTATTCCAAATAACCTTAATGGTGTTAACTTAAAATTGAACATGGTTTATTATATACTATAAGTAAATAAAAATATCTATTCTTATTTACTTATGACGAATAAACTATCACTTGCTCGTATTTATGACCCTTCTAATAATTTGGAAATGGGTGTTGATGAGTGTGCTCGCGGTCCGCTATTTGGTCGTTTATATGTAGCCGCTACGATTTTGCCTAAAAATGAGGATTTTAAACACGACGAAATGAAAGATAGTAAAAAAATAAAATCTCGTAAAAAGATGCGAGAATTATCTGACTATATCAAAGAACACGCAATCGCTTGGCATATACATTTTATAGAAGCAGATGTGATTGATGAAATTAATATCCGACAGGCGGTTCTTAAAGGAATGAAGGAGTGTATTAAACAAGTGCTGTTAAAGGTAGATATTACTGCTAAAAATACATTTATAGTTATTGACGGTAATGACTTTACCGGATATACTATATTCGATAATGATACACAGATGATACGCGAAGTTCCATATACGACAGTAGAACAAGGTGATGGTAAATACACGTTTGTAGCAGCTGCTTCTATTCTTGCTAAAAACGCACACGATGAATACATTTTGGACTTATGTAAAGAACACCCAGGGTTAATTACACGATATGGTCTTGATACAAACGTTGGTTATGGAACTAAGAAGCATTTAGAGGGAATTATTGAGCACGGTATAACACAATGGCATCGTAAGACGTATGCTCGGTGTAAAGAAGCTAAATACTCTCCTTTGTAAAAAATTGAAATATAATTATTATATGTTATTATTATAACAGAAACACAGAATGATTACCGAAAGTTATATGGATGGAAGTGATGTATACGTAATCAAAATAGGACAAAATAAAATGGAAAATTGGGGTCTATTAGATGATTCAGACCCCGATAATATATGGTTTCACGTTTCGGGTGCACCGTCTGCGTATGTTGTGCTTAACACAGTATGTAATATGAAGCAAGTACCAACACGGGTTCTATATCGTTGTGCTGTCTTATGTAAGATGCGTTCTAAATCAGCTAAGGAATGTAATTGTAATGTGAATTATACTTATGTGAAACACGTGACGAAGGGAGAACACGAGGGGGAAGCTATAATTAAACACACAAAGGTTATTCGTGTATAATAATATTTTAGGTTTTACTATTCCATACGAGTAAACATATCGGTAAACCATTTTTTATTTACACTTATAAAATTAGTGTTCTCGTCCATTGTGGAATAACCTATCAGAATAGTATCCCCTATCGTTACAAACCCAAGAGAATACTCAATCATTTTTCCTGTGAATGTAAATAATGGTGTATAACGTTTTATATTATATGTATCTGGGTCTAAAACCACCATCATATGGTAATAATGCCTACGGTATTCGTATGATACCAGATGTGTTAAAAACCATAGTTCATTATCTATCAGAACACCATTTGATGACCCGCGTATGTCTTTGAACGATAGTGGACTACTGATACTCTGAATGTTTACGAAACGTCCGTCGTCCAATGAACCAATGGTCAAAGGATGCCATTTATAAATGCATTTTAAATTTTCGTTTGCATCTGAGAATAATACCCAATTCTTCTCAATTGGTTTCTGGTTCTCTTTTTTGAGTAGGCATTCGCAAGTTGTTCCATTCGCTACTATTTCACCGTGTTCTATTACCATATTACTGGCTATGCTTCTATTCGCATTATATAATAGTCTACCTTTATAGGATAGTAATCGTATATCCTCCAATCCTTCGTAATACCCATCGTATTTTGTATTATAGTTTAATATATAG